GTTCGACGAAACCGATATTGAACGGCTGATACAAACGCGGAACGAGCGCGACGACAACCTCGCTTGGCTGTACGATACAATCAGCCTGCCGCAGACAGCCGCCAAAATCCGCGAAGATTACACTGAGGCTCTATCCACGTTCTACAAGGATGAAAACTGCCTGCTCGTAATCGAAACTCTTGACGGCGAATACGCCGGAGAACTTCAAGTGTGGTATACAAAACGCCCCGAGATGTACTTCATCTTCGGGGTATACATCCTTGAAAAGTTCCAGGGCAAAGGCTTGGGCAAGGACGCACTTAAACTCCTGCTCGACTATTACTTCAACGAAAAAGGCTACAACAAAGCCGAAGCGCACGTATACGGCTTCAACCCGGCCTCACAGGCCTTCCACGCAAAATTCGGCTTCACGCACGAAGGCACTCTGCGCGGCAGACTTTACTCGCGCGGCAAAGCTAACGATGTCCACATCTACGGCCTCTTGGCCGATGAATTCAACACACGTTATGACCATAACTCGTGGCATAAATAACTATCATTTATATTGAAGGGTCGGGCATGGAAGCTCGACCCTATGTTTGTAGGGCGCGACGACCCCGGCGCACCGCATATGGATTACGTTAAATCGTCCATAACAGATGGCATGCCTTTGTATTGGTGATTAAAGTGGCGCAAATACTGTTCCTTATTTTCGAGCATGTTATCTTTGTCGTGAAATACCTCTATCATAAGTAACGAGGCAAGCCGAAACCCGCATATGAACGATTCGTAGCTGTAATACTGTTTTTCATGAGTGTTCGCTTCCAGCAGCGCGTCCAATAGCTTTTGTCCATCTTTGTTCAGCACGCCGTCAAGCTGTTTTTGCAACTTGTCATGTTCCTGTTGATAGTGTTCCCTCAACGGGAAATCGAGCAATTGCCGCTTGGTTAAGTCCAGATTTTCGTTAAACAGATTTATCAGCGTTGAATACATACAAAACCATCCTTTCATTAATAGTTTTGCAAAATACTTGAAGGACGGTTACTAACATGATACAACAATTAACATTCAAGCCGCAAGCCTTCTAAAACAAGGGCTTGCGGCTTTTTTGTTACTAGCTTGTCACTTGTTCTGTGTACAGCGGAACAAAATCAATCCAGCAATTCAATAGCTGCTTTCAGTTCTGCAATAGTTTTGTGAGTATAAATTCGTTCGCCAACATCTTTTGATTTATGACCCATCAGCAAATCCATACAGCGTTTATTTGCCCCTGCTGAATCAAGGCGGCTTCTAAATGTATGTCTGCACTCGTGCGGCGTGTGTTCGAGGTTGAGAGCTTTCATCACTTCATGCCAGTGAGTGTAGTAAGTGCCGGTTACGATTTTCTTTCCATTATATTCAAAAATATATTCCCCGCCAGCTTCAACACGTTTTCGGATTATAGGTATGATGCGGCTATGAATTGGAACAAGTCTGTTCTTTCCGGCTTTTGTTTTTCTACCACCCTGAATTGTGCCTTGTTCGAGGTTTACATTGCATGTTCGTAAGTCAAGTAATTCGGAAATCCGAAAACCCGTATACATAAAGACAAGAATCGAATCGACCCACGGCATATCGGCAATGTTCCAAAGTTGTTCGATTGCTTCATCTGCGAATGGTGTTTTGCTTGTTTCGGGTATTGGTTCGGATGTGAGCAAATCGGAGTAACAGCGATTCACAATATCCAACTCAAGAGCAAATCTATCAAGATGGCGCAAGAGGTTTTTAATCGCCCCCTGTGTCGAATACGTATACCCACAATTATCAATGCACTCTTGCATGTGAAAAGACTTAACTGTCTTGTACTTCATTTTGTGAAGTGGCTTACAGTGGTGATATGCCGAAAATAACGATGCTTGATTTGATTTTCCGAGCTTGAAAGCCTTCTTCTCTTTCCACAATTCAAAAAGTTCAGTAAAGGTGGTTTTCGCTACATCCACATCCCACGGTTCATTGTTGAATTGAGCAAGTGCAATCATACCGGCTTCGCGGGTCGGGTAGTAACCAACGGTGTTGTAAATGGGATGACCTTTGGGATTCCAACCTATGGTTTTTCGTACAACGTAGGGATTGCGGCGGTTGCCTGAAAGTTTGGCGACTGTACCGTAACCGTTTGGATTCTTAATACTCGCCGCCCCCTCTCGAAAACACACGACAAACCGTTTTATCAATCCGTTTGATAATTGTGTTGGATTTCAAAGCTCTGTTCACTTGCCTTGAAAATTCGATGTGTGTTAGGGGCTGCACGGCTTTACTTTTGCAGTAATCACAGTAAGCTTTGTAAACTATGCTTGACGCTATGCCGTTTATATCGTCAATCTCTTTTAAGAAATCATCGATTGTACTATCTACGGTTTGAGTTGTAGGATGGACGCGCTCTTTACGCTTATTAAGCCCTGCCGAATAACCCTTATAATACTCCAACTTGCGGATAGCTTCATCGCAAGTTCTCGCATAATCGAGCATGGAAGCTCTCTTGACATATCGCTTTTCAAGTAAGCCGTTTCTAATTTTGGTTAAATCGTTTATGAGAGCATCCACGGATAGCAGCTCCTTTCATTGTATTACGGTTTCCCGTGACCGCCTCTGTCGGCGGTTTCGATTGATAACCATTCAATCATCTTCAGACGGGTTCTAGTCTAATCTTGTCAAGCTCTTTCTATAACAGTAATTCGGTGTGGAGTAATTTAAGTCATCTACTACTGCTACAGATATTCTGTTACTGTTGGCTTTCTCGGTTGCCCGTGCTTTTTGTGTCGCTGTATCGATAGTACCTGTATGATTTTCTATCCATACACCTTCAACAATACCGTTATCTTCCTTGTAAACAACGATTAACGAATATCTCATCTATAGAATCCCCCTTCTTAGCAGTAAGCGGATATATCAACCCATTTACCAGCTTCTAAATCGAGAACCAACGGTATGATATCGTCAAGTTCAATTAGAAGTTCCTCAATCCACGCTTCGAGTGTTTCAAAACCTTGCCCTTTGCCGATAGTGTCAACGTAGCTGTCATATTTTGAACCTGACAGGCATGTTGGCTTTTGGGCGTGGAGTTTGGCTCGGACTGTGCCGTTGTCGTAGAAACGTTGTTCTAAATAAGTAACTTTTTTCATAGTGGTTGCTCCTTTCTTTGCTGATGGAACTGTAACTGTGAAATCAAGAATCGCATCGTTCTCAAAATTTAATACTTCTTGGCTAGTTTTCATTGTGGTTGCTCCTTTCAGGTTGTTGGAGACGGGCTTGCTGCCCCCGCTTCGGTTTTAGTTTATGCTATTTCCAAAAGCCCTGTAATTCCCATTGTTTGCCGTGTTTCTTCAACTGACAACCAAACCGTTTTGTTGTTCCAATCACGGATAACGCTGTTATAAACGTGTCCGTTTTCGCATATCGTCCCGCCGACGCTGTATTGCTTCATAGGGCTTTTTATGCCGTAAACTTGTATTTTCGCTTCAAAGTAGCAAATGCCGTCTTCAATCCTTAATTCCACCCCTTCGCTCATTGCGAAGCCGCCGTCGGTCTTGATGAAGGTTTCAACCCATTTTTGTGCCTTGCGCCCGATAATTCCTTTAATCATGTTTTTGTATGTCATTGCATCCGTCCCCTTTCGCTTTGTATACTCTTGTTGTCAATAGTATACTTCGTAATTACGAATATGTCAAGAGGGTTTTGAAAAATAATTCGTAAAATAGAAAAACCGCCTGAAGGCGGTTTTTAGAAGGTTCTATGTTTTAGTTCAGTTAAATACGATAGGGCAATTTGTAGAAATTGCTTTGAAAATTTTCTCGTCTACTTCAAGGAGGCTTCGTCTACCGTCATTAAACTGAATCGCTATATGGTAGAGACTTTTGTTTTTAGCAGTCAGAACGCCCGCTAAAGCACCAACAGCACCTAACAAAGCACCGCCAACAATACCACGTACAACCCCTGAAGCAGCACTTTTTTGATGTTCATCAGTGATAACTTCGTAAGTTGCAACAGTTTTCTTGTTTAATTTTACAGTCTTGAATCCACCAACTGAAATTAATACAACATCGCCAGATGAGGCAATGGCTCTACCTTCATAATCACCAGCTAAAACTTGGTTTCTTGCATTTGCCATAACAGACACCTCGTTATATGTATTTGCTTCATTATAAAGCGTAACTTATTCTTTATCAAGATTAATTTTTCACTTCGATTTGCTTCACTAAAGGTTCTAGGTTTTCAATCAGTGTCTTGTACTCCACATTTCCTACGAACTCAAATTCACCTTCGTACTTCTTAACTTCATTGTAAAACGCCACGATGTGTTTAGATTTAGCCTTTTCAGTCTTTAAGGAATCGACTTTCTTAAAAAGCCTCTCATAAGCCTGCACTAGAAGCCGTGGTTTTTGACTATTTACAAATTTCAGAAAATCATCACTGGTAATTTTTATATCGGGTACAGAAATTCCAGCTTCCTTAGCTTGACGTAAAGTGAAAATTTTTCTCATTCCGAACTCTTTTCTATAAAAGAAAGTTTCAAAATTAATTGTCGTTGCGATTAAGTCCATGCAATCTTTTAACATCTTAATATCGTTTTGAGCATTAACCAACGTGTATACTCGTCGCATGTCATCGAGAATGTGTTGTGGTGTAGGTGTAGATGTACTTGTAACTTTCACTTCAAATAAAGGTTTATTGACTTCTAAAATGTCCACAATGATTTCTTCAGGTGACTCTTCGGCAATTTCTAATGTTTGTTTATCAACATGTGTTTTTGATTTTTTTCTCAATACCACCATAGGGAGTAAACCTAAAATAGACATAATAAGAGCAACAACTGCAATTTCAACTTGTCCATCTGCTATAGAAAGCAAAAATCCCAAAAAGAAAAAAGCGAACCAAATTATCCCAATAACTTTTAGAATCATTCTAAATACGTTCATTTGGCATGTCCTCGCTCTTTCAATTCAAATGTAAACACTATGCTTCAAGAGGAAAATCAAATTTTACATTCTCTTGCTGATAGATTTCTATTGCTTTATATAAGGTATCTAAGTCTACATCGCAATATTCGGCTACTTCACAATCCGTTTTGCAATGGTTGTCAAAAGCTCTTTGAATCTCATTTTTTGGAATGAGGTATTTTATTGCCCATCTTTTGGCTTTTGCTTCATGCTTCAAACGGTTACTTCGAGCAATCGGACTATTTGCAGTTGCTTCAATTAAATATAGGCTATGAGTTTCAAAGTGTCCTATTTCCTCGGCAAAAAGCAAGATTTTTTCGATGTCATTCTGAATGTTTGGCTTGTCCAATAAAATGGCTTTATATTCAGAAACACCGTCTAATTCATGATAGCAAGCGGCTTTTTTTGTTTTACTAAATGTAAAGTTATGTATATGTATATCGCGTTTATACGCTAAATTTTCGAGATGTTCAAGTTTTGTTAACAATCCACGTCACCTCTATTTGTTGCTTCTTTGAGATTTGATAAAATTGGCGAATTCAGCTAGTTTATCAACTTCACCTTGTGTTAAATCTTCAAATTCACCCCGATGAAAAGCAACTTTAACATTTTTTAGTTCATCAGGAACTGTTAACTCTGTTGGGTTTATTTCTTGCCCTGTGAGCAAGTAGTCTGTCGAAACTCCAAAAAAGTCAGAAAGTTTTTGGAGGTTTTTGTTTGTAGGTATGCTTCTGCCTTTTTTATAGTCGCTCAAAAGACCTTGTGACATACCTGTTGCTTTTGAAACATCACTCGCGGTGACAGACATTTTATCGAGCAGTTCAGTAAAAATGTCTTGAAATCCCCTGTTCACGGTAACACCTCATCTCTATTTCGCATTTACGAAATATTTTTCAAATTCTTCTTGACATGTTCGTAATTACGAAGTATACTATTGACAATAAGGGTAGACAAAACCGAACCCTAGTTAAAAACTGGGTTTAGTTGGGAAAAGTATACTATTACGCCTAAGATAAGTATACCTTTCCCAACAAATGATGTCAATACTAGGATTTGGTTTTCCTTAAAAATTTGTAGAGGGGTGAGGATAAATGTTCCAACGTGGAAGGCGTGGAAGTCAAGAACCGCCCGAATGGGGCTTAGATGCAGAAACTAGGTTGAAGCGTTTGGGATTGACGAAAAGAGAGCTTGCAGAAATGCTCGGCGTTAATTATCAACACATGAATGGCTGTATCACAGGAAATAGAACCAGTCCAGCAATGGAAGCAAAGGTTCTGAACAAAATTAAGGAACTTGAGGGGGTGGCGTGATGTTCGACAACAAAGCCTTCAAAGCTCTACTTCAGCAAAAATCCATAAGACAAGCGCAACTAGCGAGGATGACAGGTATTCCACGAAATTCAATAAATAGCTGGCTTCAAGGAGTACATCAACCAACGCCCGCACGAATCAAGCTGCTTGCAGATACGCTGGGCGTACCAGTAGATTCGCTCATTGTAAAGGAAGTTTCCGATACCATTGAATCTGAACCAAAGCGGAAACCAAAGTTATGTTTTTGCCCGAATTGCGGTGTAGATTTGAAAGGTATAGCAGGATGAACCTATTTCCATTCCAACGCAAAACCCTTGACGATACCGCTACCTTCAACCGTGTAGCGTACTATTACGACATGGGTTTAGGGAAAACGTACATCGGCAGCGAGAAAATGAAAGAGTTAGCCGAAGGTGTGAATCTAGTGGTTTGTCAAAAATCAAAAGTTGGCGATTGGATTGAGCATTTTGAAGTCCATTATCCCGATTATGCGATTTTTGACCTCACGGATAAAAAGCAGCTTGAACAGTTCATGGATGTGTTCAACCGCTATGGCGAATTCGGCGGTAACATCATCGGAGTTATAAATTATGACTTGATTTTTCGCCGCAAGCGACTTCACCATCTTATAGAATTTACTTTGATGCTGGATGAATCGAGCTTGATTCAAAATCCAACTGCAAAGCGCACACAGGCTGTTTTGAAAATGACCCCTGCAAATGTGATTTTGCTATCCGGCACACCTACAGGTGGAAAGTACGAAAATCTTTGGAGTCAGCTTCAGCTATTAGGTTGGAATATCAGTTTGAAAGCGTTTGAACAAAACTACGTTAACTGGAAGAAGATTGAGGTTGGCGATTCTGTTCACAAAGTCGTTGACAAAGACAATCCGTACAAAAACGTGGAGCGACTGAAGCGCAAGATGCGGGAGCATGGCGCGGTATTCATGAAAACTGAAGAAGTCCACGAGTTGCCCGCTCAAAACTTTGCTGAAATCAAAGTTAAGACAACGAAGGAGTACCGCAAGTTTCAGAAAACAAGCATCATTACAGTGTGTTCAGATGGTTCGGGCGAATTCGTAGATGATAGCGATTTTTGGGGAACAGATGCAAGACCGCGGGTTACGCTGGTTGGCGATAGCATTTTGAGCAAACGTATCTACTCCAGGATGTTATGCGGACATCTTAACAAGGACAAATTAGATGCGTTTCAAGATTTATGCCAATCCACAAATGACCGTTTAATTGTTTTCTATAACTTCAATGAAGAACTGGAAGCCCTGAAGAAGATTTGCACAAAGCTGGAACGCCCCGTGTCTGAAATTAGCGGACACAAGAAGGATTTGACTGCTTATAAGAATTACAGCGATTCCATAACGCTAATCCAGTACAAAGCAGGCGCAAGGGGTGAAAACCTGCAACTAGCTAACAAAATCATATATTTTACGCTGACCGATGAAGCAGAACTGTTTATGCAGTCATTGAAGCGTACTCACCGCATTGGGCAAGAAGAACCTTGTTTTTACTACATCCTACTATGCGAAAACAGCATTGAGGATAAAGAAATTCTACCTACACTCGAAGTAAGGGAGAGATATACAGATGCGCTTTTTGAAAAATAGATGGGTTCAGTGTACAGCCGTATTTATACTCTTGACCCCTATCGTTTTCCACCTTGCATATTTGGAGCGTGGTTATTCGGCAATAGGCGGCGAAGTTGTATTTCCGTTTATACCACTGATAGTTTGGATGTTCGCCAAAACAATTAAGGACGTGATAAATAATGATTAAGTGCGAAATTATGCCAGTTTGTGAGGAAAACAATTTTGAAGGTTGCTGTGAATCCTGCCCTGACAACGAAGGTTGCGATGTGAGATGTACCGATACATCCACCAACTGCAACAATGCCATTTTTGAGGGAACAGACCTCGAAGTTTTCAAGAGCAAATCAGCGGTGATTATAGCCAGCATTGCCGACCTTGTGAAGCAAAAGGCTACAATCGAAGAAGCAGAAAAACACATGCGAACCCAACTTGAAGCTGCGATGCTGGAACACGGGGTTGAAAAAGTTGACCATGAGATTCTAAAAATCAGCTACATCAAGCCCACAACCCGAACCAGCGTTGACAGTACGAAGCTAAAAGCAACATACCCGCACATTTATGATGAGTGCGCCAAAACAAGCAACGTGAAGGGGTATGTCAAAATTGAGTTGAAAGGAGCGAAATAACTATGTGTCGAATGATTCGATACGATATTCGCGGATATTCTCTTGATGAAAGCGGTAGCGTTATAAAAGCAGTTCGTGTACGAGGTTTGATTAAGGACAGCCGTACGCTGCTAGGTGATATTATGCGCCGCCATCCGGAACTTCGTTCAAATTCAGACAGAATTCATTTTGATAGGTGGGTGGCGTAGATGAGTAAACAAGCTATAGATGCGAAGCGTGGAACTATGTTCATGTTAGAGCCGGAACGCTTGACCCTGGTTTATGACAAAGCTCATCCATTGTATGACCCTCGTGTCGAGGATGAACCGCCCGAATCCATGATTTCCAACATTGCAATGAATGGCGTGTTAGAGCCGGTTATTGTACGTAAGAACGGCAATGCAATTGAGGTTGTGGCTGGGCGTGGGCGCACGAAGGCAACGCTTGAAGCAAATCGCCGCCTTGTTGCTGAAGGTAAGCTGCCTATATTCATACCTTGCATTCTCAAAGGTGGTACAGATGCCGACCTGTTCGGAATCATGGTATCAGAAAATGAAATCCGGCGCGAAGATACGATGATTGTAAAGGGCATGAAAGCCCGAAAGTTACTTAATCTTGGTTATTTACCGCAACAAATAGCTGTTACCTTCGGAGTAACCCGCCAAGCAGTAGATAATTGGTTAGCTGCCGATGAACTACCGCAAGAAATCAAAGATGCGGTTGAATCCGGCGAAATCAGCGCAACCGCTGCCGCAGAGCTGGCAAAGGGCGGACAGTCCAAAGATGAGCAAGTAAAGCAATTCGAGGACTTGAAGAAAGAAGGCAAAAAGCCCACAGTTCACAACGTCAGCGCAAACCCCAAAGTCAAGCGGCGCAAAGAAATTCAAGCCCGATACGATGAAATGTATTCGCTGTTATTGCGTAAAGAGAAACCATCAGGATACAAGGCAGACCATACCGAAGGATACCTTGACGCTTTAGAATGGGTGCTGGGCGAAGATGAGGAAGAAGCGGAAGATGGGGCGTGAGCGATGGAAGCAGCTTGAACGCCACCCACAATATGAAATCAGCAGCATGGGGCGAGTTCGCAATATTCTAACCGGCTATACCCTCAAAAATTATGATGACGGCAAAGGTTATTTACGGGTAAAGCTGGGTCGTTCAAATTGCAGAGTTCATATTTTGGTCGCTGAAGCCTTTATCCCAAATCCTGAAAACAAGCTGTTTGTCAACCATAAAAAAGGTAAGAAGCACGATTGCAGGGCTTCACAACTTGAATGGGTAACGCAAAGCGAAAACATGAAACACGCTTGGGATAGCGGCTTGCGTTCAAGGGGGTTAAAACATGCAAGATGATTCACTTTACAGTGATTATCGGCAATTTGCCAAAGAACGACACAAAGAGCGGGTTGCTAAAAACAGCGATAGAGTTAAGTTTGCCATTGAGCAGTTGAAAGCAAACGATATTGAATTCACCTTGAAAAATGACAGTATCGGACATTTCCATTGTCGCCGTAAGTCAGATGATGCGCTAATCCAGTTTTGGGCGGGTACGGGTAAAATTCTTGGATACGAGAATCGGCGCGGCATTCACAATCTCATTAAAGTTTTGAAAAGGTGAAATTATGACAGAAAAATCATTTGAAACCCAAATCCGCAAGTTTCTTAAATCCGAAGGTTGCTACTGTTTCAAAGTTTGGGGCGGTGGGCTACAAAAGTCAGGAATCCCCGATTTGCTCATATGCGTAAACGGTTACTTCGTAGCTGTTGAGGTGAAAGGCGAAAAAGGTAAACCGTCCGAATTGCAACTTCATAACATCGCAGAAATCAAAAAAGCTGGCGGCAATGCAATGGTTTTATATCCGAAAGATTTTGAGGAATTCAAACAATTAATTCACTTGTTGAAAGGGCGGTGAGCGGATGGGGATGGGTCAAGAACTGCTAGATGACTATCGTTTTGAATTTGAACATGGTTTGCCAATGCCTGGTTTTGATATTCCTTGTTCAAAAGCAGCAGTTAAACCGAAAGTAGCAAATGCAAACACCCAATACAAGCAATATAGTTATTCAAGAGTAGATACTTTCAAGCAATGCCCGTACAAGTTCAAATTGCGTTATCTCGATGAAATCAAAGCCATTCCTTCGGATGATGCCGACAATGCGCTTGTCTTGGGAACAGCACTTCATACAGGCATTGAAAAAGGCATACCGGCAGCGATAGGCGAATATTTCAACGCTTTTCACATCATCACTGACCGCCCTTATTGGAAAAGCGAAGCCGGTAACTGGAAATACGTTAGTGACCATATTACGGAACAAATCAAGTTGGAATACCTAATTGCCAAAGCAAGAGCGATGCTGCCGCAGGGAATCCACGAATTGCAAATCATAACTTCGGATTTTATCGGGTATGTCGATTTGCTTGTACCAACTGGCGAACCGAACGAATACGACCTTTACGACTTTAAGTACACCAAAGACGGCAAACGGTATAAAGAATCGGAGCAACTGCATTTGTACAAATATTTTCTCGAACAGCAAGGAAAACGCATCTGCAGCCTTAATTATCTGATTATTCCAAAAATCAAGATGATTAAAATCGGGAAAACCGAGGATTTGACCGATTACCGGCAAAGGGTAATCGCCGAACTGCAAGGCGTTGAACCTTACTTCATGGAAGTTAATTTCGATTACAGAAAAGTCGTTGGCTTCCTTCTCAATATCAAACGCATTCAGGAAACTAAGGAATACACCAAGTTTGAAACAAGGCTTTGCGATTGGTGTGAATATCAACTTTATTGTCAGAAAGGAATTGATTACATGCTTACATTACCGGCAAACAAGCCCAGCAAGCAAACCCGCAAGAAGAAAACTCTTTGGCTCTATGGCGAACCGTACACGGGGAAAACGACTTTTGCAAGTCAGTTTCCAAATCATTTGTTCCTTACAACGGACGGCAATATTCGAGAGTTAATGACCTATGCTGCCGATGAAACGCCGCCGGCGGTTGAAATCAAAGACGTTGTTACAGTCGAAGGGCGAATGACAAAGCGAAAACTGGCTTGGGAAATATTCTGCGATGCTGTTGTAGCTCTTGAAACGCAAGAAAACCCGTTCGACACAATCGTTTTAGACCATTTGGGCGAACTATACGACCATTGTCGCCTGTTTATCTTCGACCGTGAAGGTATAAAGCATGAAACCGAAGAAGGTTACGGCAAAGGTTGGGATATTGTCAGAACCGAATTTTTGACAACGATTAAGCGAGTTGTCAATTTGGATTATGAAAACATTATCCTAATCAGCCACGAAGATAGAACGAAGGACATAACCCAAAAGAGCGGTGCGAAAGTTACGGCTATCAAGCCGAAGATGCGCGATGCTTTCCTGTCAAACATTGCGGGTATGGTTGATATGACTGCCCGTACCCTTGCCGAAGATGGCAAACACACCTTGTCTTTCAAAACAAGTGAAGTCATATTCGGCGGCGGTAGGTTGAAGCCTAGAGTGAACGAAATTCCGCTTGATTACAGCGAGTTCTTGAAACTGTATGAGGATAGCGGCAACGATGCGCCGACCCAAACCGAAAGAACACCACGCCAGCCAAAAGAGGTTGACGTACCTGCCGAGCCAAAAGCAAATGAATCGCCTCTTGATACGGCTGAAGAAACTTCAACCGGCACAAGCGATGCTGACCAGCAAGAGCCGCCCGCTGAAAAACCGAAATCCACTAGAGCGCGTAAAAAGCGAGGCGAATAATCGTGGACGAGGAACTAAAAAACAAACTACGCGATGCTGCAATAAATGAGACTTTAGGGAAACCGACTAATCCTGCATCACTGGATATTGCAGCGCAAGCAGCACACACCGCAAAAATATACAAAACCCTCTACGATGCTTTCATAGAAGAAGGCTTCACAGAGGATGAAGCGTTTTGTTTACTACTAAATATGATGTCGCCGCCACGGTGAGAAAGGACGATAAAATTATGAGCAAAAGCAAATGGGGAAAATTCAATGATTCAGTTGACCTTGACGGATTAGCGCAAGATGTAAAAAATGCAGACACCAGTGCCAACGATTATCCTGTAGTGCCGAAAGGTACTTATGAAGTGGAACTCGTTTCACTTGAAGTCAAACCCACTAAAAAAGACGGCAGACCGATGGTATCCACTTCATTCAGGATATTAACGGGAGATTACAAAAAACAACGTTTGTTCGATAACAAGGTGATTTACGCAACCAATAACGACGGAAAAAGCATCAAATCTGTCATCGGTTTTCTCAATAGCCTTGGAAGCGATATAAACATTGAGTTCCGCGACTATGACCAATTTGAAGAAGTCGTTTTGGACGTTTCCGAAGCGGTGCAAGGTAATCTTGAATACCTCATTGAGTACGACCCTGACGAGTATTTCAGTGTGAGTGTCAAGGAAGTTTTCGAGGTTGAAGGCGCATAAACAACGATACCAGGGCGGGCATACCGTTGTCCGCCCTATCTTCAATAAAGGTGGTGAAAATATGTATGATTTACGTCAAATCATGACCAACGCCCACATCGCACGCAGAAAAGCAATCAAGATTGCAGCGGGCAAGAAAATACAAAACCTCATTACGAAAAAATGGGAGCATCCGAAAATACCACCATTCGGTGAATTTTTACGGGAATCATGGCGGCAAGCGAGAAAGGAGTAGAACAATCATGTTGCTTTTTTACGACTTTGAAGTTTTCTCAAGTGATTGGTTAGTGGTTTTCAAAGAAATCACCGGCGATAACGAACAGGAAACCGTTATCGTCAACGATAAAATCGCCCTCGAAGCATTCCACGCCGAACACAAGAGCAAGATATGGATTGGTTACAATAGCCGCCATTATGACCAGTACATACTTAAAGCAATTCTGTGTGATTTCAATCCGAAAAAAGTTAGTGATTGGATTATCAACAAAGGTAGGGCTGGCTGGGAGTTTTCGAGCCTTTTTAACAAGATACCCCTAAATAATTACGATGTTTCGCTCGGTAAGATTGATAGAGGGTTGAAGATGCTCGAAGGGTTCATGGGTAACGCTGTTAAAGAATCCAGTGTTCCATTCGACATTGACCGCCCTTTAACTGAAATAGAACTACAAGAAATTATTAACTACTGCCGGTATGACGTTGACCAAACGATGGAAATATTCCTTGCTGAAAATGCTGACGGCAGTAAACCACGGCTTGATGAATTTAACGCACATATGGGGCTTGTGAAAATTGCAAGCGGCAGCGACCCGCTACAGCTTCATTTGATAAGTAAGACAAAACCGCAATTGTCAGCCTTGATTTTGGGGGCTGAAAGAAAGCAATACAAAGATGAATTCGACATTGACTTCCCGCCAACCTTGCGGGTTGAGAAATATACGAGGGTTTTGGATTGGTACAGCGACCCAAACAATCGCAAGTACAAAGTTGACCCTGAAAACCCAAAATCAGCGAATCACAATTTGGAAACCATCATCTCCGGCGTTCCTCATGTTTTCGGCTGGGGCGGAATTCATGGAGCTACTCCGAAGTACAACGGCAAAGGGTTTTATCTCAATATTGACGTTGCCAGCTATTATCCTACGCTTATGATTGAATACGGGCTTGCTTCGCGCAGTATCAAGAATCCTGTTAAATTTGAAGAAATCTATCGTAAACGCTTAGAATACAAGCGCGATAAGAACCCTCTACAATCGCCCCTTAAGCTGGTACTAAATAGCACATACGGAGCTATGAAGGATAACTACAACGCACTGTTTGACCCATTGCAGAATAACAAGGTATGCGTATACGGACAGTTATTCTTGCTTGACCTCATGGAACGGCTCGAACCACATTGCCAAATCATCCAAAGTAATACAGACGGCGTTTTAATAAAAATGCCATCGGACAGCAATCAGGATGAATGGTTCTATCTGATTGATGATGTTTGCTACGAGTGGGAGCAAAGAACCCGATTAACTCTTGAATTCGAAGAGTTCCACAGGGTTTTCCAAAAGGACGTAAACGCTTATTTGATGGTTAATGACGAAACGAAGGTAAAGAAATCAAAGAATCAGTATGTAAAAGAACTGTCGGTTCTCGACTATGACCTTCCGATTGTGAAAAAGGCGTTAGTCGCTTACATGGTGTACGGTGTACCCGTGGAAGAAACCATTGGAAAATGTAACGAACTCAAAGAGTTTCAACTACTGACCAAAATCAGTAATAAATACGTTGCCATTTACCACGGTGACACGCCTCTCAAAGAAAAGTGCATCCGGCTATTTGCCAGCAAAGACCCAAACGATGCAGGGCTTACAAAGCTACATACCAAAACCGGCAACTTTGCGAAAGTGTCGAACAGCCCGCCACATTGTTTCATATGGAATGATGATGTGAATGGGGTAAAAGCACCCCAAAAATTAGATAAACAATTTTACGTTGATATGGCAATCAAGCGACTTGCCGACTTCGGCGTTAAATGAAAGGAGTATCCTCATGAATTACAATGTTTGTCGTTGGTGTCAATCGTTCAAAGAAGGCTGCTGTATCAATGAAGCCTTCGCCATTGATTTAAGTCTCGATATTTCGCCATTTATCGAAGACGGTAAACTTTCTGAATCCATACAGGAAGGATTCGGAAGTATCAAGTTTTCAGAGGTCGAGAAGTTACTTGCATCAACAAAAACATCTAAGAAATTACAAGCGCAAGTTATGAAAGCATTACATGAAGAATTCGAGAGTGTGAAGGTTAGTTTGGTTGAAAGCATTGACAAATCGGTATCGACAGCCCTTCAAAATTTCGAGTTTCCCGAAACGAAAGGAATTTGGATTAACGAGCCGAGCAACTTCAGATGTGAACACTTTCGGTAGAAGGGGTAATTCTCAATGGCTGATTATTTTAAGGGTTATGTGCCGACTAAAAATAAACAATGCACGATGAAATTCAAGGATGCGGCAGCGAAAGACTTGTTGACCCTCGAAGAAGTGCAGAAATATGACGAATTTGCGGGCATTATCGCCAACGATATCATGTTCGTTGATATAGATGACTTCGAGCAGTCCGAAATACTATATCAGCTTGTGCAAGATTTGGGCTTGAAGTGCAGGGTTTACAAAACTACGCGAGGCAAACACTTCTTTTTCAAGAACAAGGATGTCAAAAAAAGCGGTTCAAAGCTGAAACTTGCAATCGGATTACAAGCTGACATTAAAGTTGGCAAAAACTCATATTCGATTCTACGTTTTGACGGTAAGGATAGGGAAATTCTACTGGACACAGACGAGCCGCAAGAAGTGCCGAAATATCTAACACCGATAAAAGGTTCAACCATCGACTTCACGAACATGGAAGAAGGCGATGGGCGCAATCAATCTATATTCAACTACATCTTGACCCTGCAAGCCGCTGATTTCACCAAAAGAACAGCAAGAGAATGTATACGGCTTATGAACCGCTATGTTCTCAAAGACCCCCTATCGGATGACGAACTGGATGTTATCTTGAGGGATGAAGCATTCGCAAAAGATGTTTTCTACAAAGGTACGACATTTCTGCATGACAAATTCGCCATTGCCTTGAAGAACAACTGTAATATGATGAAAATTTACGGACAGCTACACTTGTATCAAGCCGGAATCTATGTGTCGGGCAGGGAAAAAATCGAATTTGAGATGCTGAAAATGTATCCTTCAATGAACAGAGCAAAACGCGGTGAAGTTTACGACTATTTGAAAGTGTGGATTCAAGAAGAAATTACGCCGATGAACGCTAATTTGATAGCCTTCCGCAATGGAATATATGACATTGCAAACGACACTTTGATTCCGTTCAGTCCCGATTATATCATCACGAATCGTATCGAATGGGATTACAACCCCTCTGCCAAATGTTCGATTGTCGATGAAGTTTTAGACAACATTTCTTGCAAAGACAAGGGTATTCGAGCATTGCTTGAAGAAATGGTCGGTTACTGTTTTTACCGCCGCAACGAGCTTGGAAAGGCTTTCGTCCTCACCGGCGCGAAGAACAATGGAAAATCGACCTACCTTGAAATGGTAAGTTATCTTCTTGGTGAAAAAAACACTTGCGCCCTTGACTTGGCTCAACTCAATGAGAAGTTTTCTATCACCGAAATATTCGGAAAACTTGCGAATATCGGTGATGACATAAGCGATGAATACATCTCTAATACCGGCAATTTCAAAAAACTTGTGACAGGGAATGAAGTCAAAGGTGAATACAAAGGTGAACGCCCGTTCTTCTTCAAGTCGTATGCGAAACTACTTTTCAGCGCGAACAGCATACCGCGACTTGGCAAGGGTAAGGATGCCGAAGCAATCATGCGCCGATTGATAATAGTACCATTCGATGCGCGATTTGACCCTAAAGACCCGAATTTTAAGCCCTTCATCAAGGATGAACTGTTCAAACAAGAAGCTATCGAATACTTGATTATGCTGGGTATCGCAGGGTTGAAGCGTGTATTACGCAATAGAGGGTTCACCGAATCAGCAAAAGTACAAAAAAGCATCGCGGAATACGAAGAAGTCAATAACCCGATTTTGGGTTTTTTCAAAGAAGTAGAAGCCGAAGAAGTCAAAATCGAGGATGAACCGACAGCCGATGTTTACAAGCGATATTGCGAATATTGCATACGAAGTGGCTTGCAAGCTATGGGGAATATTGAGTTTTCAAGACAAGTAACTCGCTACTTCGGATTCAAGGTAGTTCCGAAGCGCGTACAAGGAAAAGTGCAGAAGACTTTTGTAACGGATGCCGAGGTGTAACGGATGTTGTAACGGATGTTGTAACGGATACTTTCCCCTAATTATGCGGATGTAACGGATGTAACGGATACCCTTAACTTATAAAGAGATTATAAAAATATATACACCATAATATAAAATGAATTTGCTCTTTTATCCGTTACATCCGTTACACCTTAGAAAATACAGGGTTTCAGAGGTACATACATCCGTTACACTATCCGTTACACTTTGAAAGGAGTTTGAGCGATGAATGCTAAGAAATACCTAAAACAAGCCTTTTTCTTGAATGAAGAGGTAAATGATAGTTTGTTAGAATTAGAGCGATTACGCACAATTGCGTGTTCGATAGTTGCAGTTGATACCGAGAGAGATAAAATACAAAGCGGCAAGGTTTCAGATATTATCGGTGACAGTGTTCCGGCGATAGTTGACTTTGAAGCCGAAATCAATAGCAAGATTGAAGAATGCAGAGCAAAGAAACGTGAAATCGAAAGTCGTATCAAAGAAATAGACGACTGTAAAGTTCAATCTGTCCTTTTGAAGCGGTATATTTACTTTCATGAATGGGACGATATAGCCGATGATTTGAAGTTTACAATCGGACGAATATATCAACTCCATAAAACAGGCTTAGAGGAAATGCAAAAGATTATAGTAAATTATAGTAAGTTATAGCGCATTATAGTAAAAAGTATGTTATAGTCGTAATCAGCAAAGTATGTTTATGCGAAAGGAGGCGGTTTGTGTGGCACGATTGACACCAAAGCAGAAACGATTCGTTGAAGAATATTGTGTTGATATGAATGCTACGCAAGCTGCTATTCGTGCGGAATATTCAAAACGAACTGCTTATTCAATAGGTCAAGAAAACCTGAAAAAACCTGAAATTAAAGCTGCCATTGATAAAGCCTTACAAGATATAAGAGATGTTACCCTCGCTAATGCCTACGAAGTTGAGAAATATTTGACTTCGGTAATGCGAGGCGAATCACAAGCCGAAATCGTTGTAATCGAAGGCACAGGCGAAGGTATGAGTGCCGCCCGCCGTATGGACAAAGCACCCGATGAAAAAGAACGATTAAAAGCGGCTGAAATTTTGGCAAAGCGGCACGGACTAACTGATACAAAATTACAATTGACACATCAACTAATCCCGCCGACTTTCGCGGGTGAAAACGACTTGGAATAATACGGTTAATAACACGTTAGTAACAAAATTGGTTTGTGCCCTTGTAAATGCAGGGGTGCATATTTATTATACGATACAAATCACTCTCGCAGGTATCAAAATCAATAACCATTTCATCATTTGCAACTCTCTTTAGAAAAGTATCAATGCTGTTAGCTTCCCATATTTTGTTGACAAAACCTGAAACA